CACAAGAAAATCTTAATGCAAGTAATTCTAACTCTGCGTCTTTTGATGTATTCCAAGATAGCTCGGCTATTTCTAATTTAACTAATGTTACTAGAAATGCTAGTGAGTATGTATCTTCAGTTTCAGGTATTACCGAACCAACAGGAATAGTATTTTATTTAAAAGGAGACCAAGCAAATAGTAGCACAACTTTTACTGATAGTTCTTCTAGTCCAATATCAATTACTTCACACGGAGGAATTGCTCATAGTAATACTAAATATAAAATTGGCGACACATCAATTTATTTTGATGGTTCAGATGATAAACTTGCAGGAAATAATGATTCAGCTTTTCATTTTGCTACAGGCGAATTTAGATTTGAAACTTGGGTAAATTTTCCAAGTTTTAGTTCAGATAATAAAGCAATATTTTCACAAGGTGGTTGGGGAACAGCTACAGATTATTCTGGAACAACATTTTATATAAATACTCAAAACAAAATGGCAGTTTTGTCTTCAACTAATAATACTGGAACATCTCATGGTGGCTGGGATGTTCAAGTTCTTAGTAATGCTTTAACTTGGAGCAATAATACTTGGTATCATCTTTGTTGGTCAAGAGGAAGTGATGGAACAATAAGAATATTTAGAGATGGTTCTGAAATCACTTATGCTACTACAACTGGTAAAACTGGTAGTACAGATTTTGCCGAAGGTTCAAGAGGTTGGCATGTAGGATTTGCTTCTGACAATACTACTGCAAGTGCTGAACCAATGTATATTGATAATTTTTTAGTTGCCAAAGGTAGTGGTTCAGGTATTTCATCAAATTTTACACCACCAACTGAACATTATGGTTTAGTTACTTCTGCAACTGGCTCATTTACTGGCAACAATATTACAGCAGCATCATCAACTAACAAGATGGGTGCAGTAATTACTTATCAAGACAATGCTGGAACAAACGCATTAAACACAGATATAGTTTTACAATTATCAGCAGATGGTGGTTCAAATTATTCTACTGCTACAATGACAGCTTTACCAGATTTTGCTACTGGAATTAAGATGGCTAAAGTTAATGATTTGTCGGTCACAGCAGGAACAAGTTTAAATTATAAAATATCTTTTGCTAATCAAGCTAGTGGAAGTAAGGAGGCGAGGATCCGTGGGATCTCGTTGCAATACTAATGCCATATATAGGAAGACCCATAACTGGAGGCGATTATAAAATTATAACGCTTACAGAAAGTTTTGACGGATCAAGAACAGCATTTACTATGTCTGAAAGTGTTGGTTCTAATAATCAAATTTTCGTAATTTTATCGGGGGTACTGCAACATTGGGGAGATAGTTATACTGTAGCCTCAAATATTTTAAATTTTTCTGCAGCTCCATCTTCTGGAGAAAGTATTAAAATTTTAAAAATTGGCGATACCTTATCTCTTAATCAGCCGAGTACTGGTTCAGTTGGAGTATCTCAATTATCTACTTCTGGAATAGCAGCTGGAAAAGTATTTAAAGTTAATGATGCTGGCAATGCCTGGGAGCTTGGAAATGCTAGCTCAGCTGAGGTTTATTTATTTACTACAAATGGCAATAATCTAAATGTTATTAATACTAACGGGGGACAAGATAATATAACTAACACTCAATATGCTGCAGCAGACGATATTTTATTTGCTGCGAGTGGTTTTACATTTAGCATAAATGCAAGCGGAAATCTTATAGCAACAGTTTAATCTGTTCGCATAATGTTTCCTATAATTAATTAATCAAATAATTTAAAGGAAGAATATGGCTACAGTAGATTTAGGCAAAATAAAATTTGTATGGCGTGGAGCCTACAATAATTCAACTGCATACACACCAGACGATGTTGTGTCTAGCGGAGGCTCGAGCTATATCTGTATTGCAGCATCAACTGGCAACGCAGTATCAAACGGAACTTACTGGAATTTACTAGCACAAACTGGAACAGACTTAACATCAACTTTAGGAACCCAGGGACAAATAGTTTATCGTGACGGATCTGGTCTAGCAGCTTTAAATGCTGGTACAGCTGGTCAAGTTTTGCAAACTGGTGGAACTGGTGCTAATCCAAGTTGGGGAACAGTATCAAGTGAAGTTGTAAAACTAGCAACTGGAACATTTTTCACAAGTTCAAGTTCATTAAATGTAGATGGTTATTTTAATGACAGTATTTACAACTGTTATAAAGTTATGTTTTCAACTCAAAATACAAATTCATCTGGAAACACAATAAGATTTAGATGGAGAAGTAGCAGTTCAACTCTAACTGGAAGTAATTATTATTACGCATCAGAAATTGCTTATCAAAATTCTGGTGGAAGTAATGATGGTCAGAATGGTAGTTGGGGTGATAGCCATGTTCCTATAGGTCATTTTGGTAATGATAATAACGAAAGAACAACTGGAGAAATTACTTTGTTTCATACTACAGCAACAGCAGGTTTTCCTCAAATTTTTTACAAAACTTATGCAAAAGATGGAGGTAGTCAATTTGCAATGTGGACAGGTGCTTGTATGTTTAATGGTAATGCTACTGCTGATGGTTTTCAAATTTATTGTCCATCAGGAAACTTTACACAAACAGGTTTTTGGACTTTGTATGGATTTAAAAAATAATTAATTAGGAGAAATATAAAATGACAAAAGTAACATATTCGCCAGATTTTCCAGAGGGAAAAGAAGAAGAAATTACTGCTGAAGAAATTTCACAAAATGAAACTGATTTAGCTAATGACAAAGCTAAAGCAACTGCACAAGCAGAAGCCGAAGCACAGGCACAAGCAGATAAAGAAGCTAACGATACTTTAAAAGCTAGTGCTAAACAAAAACTTATAGCTGGCGAGGCATTAACCGAAGAGGAGGCAGACACTATTGTTCTGTAATAAATTATGGCTACACTAAATCTTGGCAGACTAAAACCAGTATTCAGATCAACATGGAATAATTCTACAAATTATAATTTGGATGATATTGTAGTTAGAAATAATCAATCTTATATTTCTATTCAAGCTGGTACTAACCAGGATCCAGCAACGGCTACTGCTTACTGGACCCTAATGGCTGCGAAAGGAAGTGACGGGACAGATGTTGGAGCTACACTTAATAATAAAGAAATTGCATTTAAAACAAATGCTGGAGCTGTAGATGGTATTCCAATTGGCACAGCTACTCAACTTTTGGCAGTTAATTCTGGTGCAACTGGATATGAATTTGTTAACCAACCACAAGGAATATCTCAAACTGATATGTGGAGATCTACTACAAACAGTACTGCTGCACAAGACCCATTCGGTGCAACAAGTAATTTAGAAAGAGTAGATGACGCCAGTTTTGCTAAAATTGGTACTGGTATGACATATAATGCGGGAATATTTTCTTTTCCTGTAACTGGTTTATGGTTATGTCAATGGACTTGGGATATGGATAGCTCAAGTTCTACATCTCAGATGAATATTGATGTTTCAACAGATAGTGGTTCTAGTTATGATTTAGTGACAAAACAACATACAGGAGATGGTCAAGGTTGGTATGTAGGCAGTATGACACAGGCTCACGTCAACGTAACTAACACATCAACATTTAGATTAAAATTTGTAAAAACAGGTAGCTCTAACCTATATGGAAACACTAACTACAATCAAACATTTTTAACATTTACAAGATTAGGAGATAGCCAATGATAAATAGAGATAGTAAAGATTACTTTCAATTGGCATTACAAACTTTTAATGGAGATAATTGGTATGGTTGGAAAACGCATGATGATGATGGAAATAAAATTCCTAATTCTGAACGTATGCAATACCAATACATTAAAATTATTAAAGATGGTGCAACTATGCCGACAGAGGAAGAAGTAAATGCTAAAATGCAAGAACTTAAAGATATAGATGCTAATAAGCCAAATCTTAAAGCTAGTGCAAAAGCAAAGTTAATTGCTGGAGAACCATTAACTGCGGAAGAGGCAGATACAATAGTTTTATAATAAGATGAAGATTGCGCTAGTTATGCTTTTATGTAGCGCAATTGAGGGTGTATGTATGCCACCTCACATGATGCCTACAGCTTACAATACATATTATGATTGTCTCCAGGCTGGTTATGAAGAGGCTATAAAAAAACAAACAGAAATAGGGAGAGAGGAAACTAATAAACATAATATATTTATTAGATTTTCTTGTAAGCCAATCAATGAAATCTAAAAAAAGAATTACCAAAGCATCTGTTGAGCAAGCAAATGGTATAAGAATTTCTTACCATGAAAAAGTTTGCGCAGAAAGAATGAAAACTTTATTTAAAGCAATAGATGAAATGAGAAAAGATATTAAAGAATTAAAAACTAATATGGATAGAGGTAAGGGAGCTGCTGCAATATTAATTTTAATAGGTGGTTTAATTGGCTCGATCCTCTACTACTTCCAGAAATAGAAAAACCGCATCTGTTGGTTTATCAAACGAATTACTAGCAGCATCTAAGTTTGCTAAAGATCCAGACTTAGTTGTTTTTGTTCCAGTTGGCGGTACTGGTCCCATAGATATTTTGACTTTCAACACTAAGACTAAGGAGATCCAGACTTATGATGTTAAGACACAAAATTATAGAGCCAATGGTTGGAAGATTAACCGAGGCAGAACCGCTGAACAAAAGAGACTAGGTGTTAAAATACTTAATTTTGACCCAAAAAAAACTTGAGGAAATATGGCAGACTACACCGAGCTTAAAACAAAAATTAAAAAACATGAGGGGTACAGAGATCATATCTATCTCGATAGCTTATCCATTCGTACTTTTGGTTATGGTCATATGGTTTTGGATACCGATGATCTTACTGAGGGTGTTAATTATCCCATTGAGGTTGCAGAAGAATATTTTGAGAAAGATTTTAGTATTGCTGTATCGGATGCTGAAAAACTAATAGGCGATATAAAATTAAATCATGTTCAAAAGTGCTGCATAATTCAGATGGTTTATCAATTAGGATTGCCTCGAACTAGCAAATTCAAAAAAATGTGGAAAGCCTTAGAAGAGGGAGACGCATTAACTGCCTCCGCTGAAATTTTAGATAGTAGATGGCACACTCAAACACCTGGTCGATGTGAAGAAGTTGCCGAAGAAATGGCTGGTAGTACCTTATGATCCACCTTTTAAAAATATTTAATAATCCATTAACTAAAATGGTTATTAATAAAGCAACAGATCACTTTAAACATAAAGCAGAAAAGCAAAAAGTAATTAGAGCTGCTGAAATAGAGGCAGCTAAAGATGTAGATATAACTAGAATTAAAAGCCAGGATCAAAGTTATAAAGATGAAATTTTAATGCTCTGGCTAATTGGTATGCTGACTACTGGTTGGTTTCCATCTACTAGAGAGAACTTTAGAGAGTGGGTATCTATAATTAATGAGCTGCCAGACAGCGTATGGTACCTCGTAATTATCGTATTTTCTGCGAGTTTCGGAACTAGAATTACAAAGTCTGTACTTGATCGAAAGAAAAAGTAATGGCTGTCACTCATTCAGATTTTGATCCATTATTATTAGAAAGATATTTAGAGCCTCCAAAGCATTTACATTTTCAATGGGATGGCAAAAAAGCTGGAGACTTTGTTTATAAATATAAATTAATAGAAAAAATTGAACCACATAAAATAGATCCTAGATCTAAAAAATTAAAAGATGGCTCGGATTAAGTTTGATGTAAATAAGCTGCCACATGAAAGGATCCCAAAAAAGACTAGCATAGGCAGAAGACCCAAATTTTCAAGTATGAACAAACATAAAAAGAGATCCTGGAAAGCAAAGAACAGAGGTGGGATGTAATGAAGATAAATGAGAACACAAATATTTCTTTACCAGTTAGAAACCTTTTATTTTTATGCGCAGCCATCGCAGCTGGGATCTTTGCTTATACCGAAATTACAGCCAGGATTACTAGCTTAGAAACTTCAAGAGAATTACACCAGGCTGATCTACTTAAAAAATCTGAGCAGCTCCCAACAGATCAAGAGCAGTTTATGCTGCTTGAACACATAGCATCTCAAGTAGAAAACATCCAAGCAGAAATGGAAACAATGAGAAATAATAATGTCAATATTAATTATGCTATGAAAGATATAGAAAAAATTAAAGATAGTTTAGAAAATTTAAAAGATAAAGTTAGAGCTAACGGGAACCATCAATGACAGAGGTTGTGATAGCTCTTCTTATGCTTGTCAATAATGAGATTAAGGAGGCTCGTATTCAGCCAGATCTAAGCACTTGCTTGGCTGGTAAAAGAAAAGCTAATCGAGATGTTTCAGATAATGTCGAATATAGATGTATCAAGTCTATGGCTGAGCTTGAAACAAATATAGATGGATCTATTTCTATAAAAAAATTAATTTTAGATTGATGGCTGAAAAGCTCTAATTGTTTCTTTACTTTTTTGAGGGAGGGTGCTAACCTCCCCCTGTTTTTACTATCTTTTGTTTAACTCAAATCGTTCAGTTGTTATGTTCTGAACTATTTGATATTCTTGATTATCTTTATTCCATTTTTGTAGAATAAAATAATACAAGTCATCTTCTTTGTTGTAAGTTCCAACAAGTCTTAAATTGTGTGGTCTACTTTTTTTCATTCAACCTCCTTTCTATGAAATAATTTTTTCATAACCCATTATACCACATTGGGTTTTTCAAAATTTTTAAAAAAAAGTTTTTATTGAAAAGTAGAGCAACAAAATTTTAGGGTGTTAGCTGGTTGATGCGACAATAAAATCCTTTTTGGATTTTTTACAAAATTTTTATGACAAAAAAAACCTGGAAGAAACCAACACAAATAATCATGGATATAGGTTTGTGCCGCTATTGTAAAAAGTCGATGATTAATACTGAGAGCTTTGTAGCTTTTGCAGATAAGACTAAAGCTCATTATGAATGTATGAAAAAAGATGATGAGCTGCGAGAGGGTATGCTTAATAAGATTGAGGGTAGTATTGAACAGATTATGGCAGAAGATAAGACTTATGAATAATGGTCTGGGAGGCAGGATTT